GTATGTTTATAATGGCATTTGAAAAGCATAATGAAAGAAACAAATTACCTAAAGGTGCTGAAATTGTTAAAAAAGGCAAGTGGATGCATATTGGATTTAAAAAGGCCGATGATGTAATTGCATATGCCAAAGCACAAGGGTTTGTTAAGGACCATGGAGCGTTTAATGAGGCGGTTAATGTTGATATGAGAACTAAAGGTTATAAAGAAGCTCGAGCTAGAAAGAAGACTCGTGAAAGCAAAAAGATTAGCCCCTTACAGCAAATTATTAATGCTGCTAATGATGTACTAGCAGGTAAAGCTGCTGTGGTAGAAGATAATGTTACTGGGGCAGCCGTTGCAGGAACTGGGGACGACTCTAGTACTGTTGTTAAGAAAAAGAAGAAGGAATATTAAACCACTCTTGTAAGCATTCCCGGTAGCTTTCTTTATCCATAGATACTAAGCTACCCGAAACTGTCTTGTAAGACACTCCATCCTTATACAATGTCACGTCATTGAATCCAACCGGGAGATCTACCTTCCGGGTGCCATCCTTTCTAAAAATATCTATTTGCATCGTTTACTATTCGGATGTCTCTTACATCTATAACTTCCATGGCTACTAGCTTTCTTGCTTAGCTTATTACCATTGTTATCCTTTTTAAATTTAATACCTTCAATCGCCGATTTACCCATGTCGCACTCCCATTTTAAATACACTTCTTACATCATTAAACATTGCCCTTACCCTATCTTTATTGAGTCCCCTAACAACCCTACTCTTACCGTTTGTAAATAATACGAGATGATTACTCCACAATCGCTATTACCTCATTATCTCTCATCATAATATATTCCTCACCATCTACATTTAAAGGGGTGCCAGTATGAGCTTCGAACATTACTTCATCACCTTTAACTAACTCCACTTCAATCCAAACACCATACTCATACTTACCTGGCCCTGTAGCCATAATCTCACCCCGGGTAGGCTTCTCCCCCCTCGAACCAGGAATGATTAATCCCGACTCCGTTACATTATCCACATCAACTGGTTTAACAATAATTCTATCTCTCGTTGGTTTTAAATTCATGATCTCTCCTTTGCAATTAAATATTCCCTTACCACTCCACTTCTAACAATATCCCTTATGCCAAACTCTACCGAGGCAAAGCTCTTCATATTGGATACAATTCTTAACAACTTACCTAGCTCATCTGTATTAGCTTGGGCAAAATCTCCTGAGAATATAATTCTCGAATCTTGACCGATTCTTGTCATTATAGTATCAAGCTCGTTAAAGTCTAACAGCTGACACTCATCAACAAGTATAACAGCTTCATCAAGGGTAACCCCCTTTAAGAATGAGGTTGGTAGAAACTGTAAGGTACCCTGCTCCTTGAGCCTATCGTAGAGCATCGAGAATGCTACTTCATTAGGTTGCTCAAACATATAAGTGACCATACCTTCGTATGGGCCTTGAAACAGCTCAATTTTATCATTGATTGATCCCGACATAAAATTAATGTCCCCGGACGGTATCAAGCTTCTAACTATGTATACGGTCTTTTGAGGGGTGCTAGGATCTAATACTGTTTGCAAAGCATTATATAAAGCTGTAAAGGTTTTTCCCGTACCAGCACTACCATAAAGGAAAAGATTCTTCCCTTTACTATATTCGTTAAACATTTGTTGTTGGTTGGCGCCTATCGGGGCCAGTTTTACCATTGATTTTTGATTTACGTCCATATGTTTAATTAGGGCCGGAGCTGATATAATCGCAAGGGCCCTAAACTCCTTTATTCTGTTTCTATTCTCGACTTTAGACTTTCCCTATGCTTGTCTATAACCTGTTTTGTTTTAATATTTTTAATACTCTTCTTACCATACCTCTCACCCACTTCTGAATTAGGGTGAGCTCCAGCTACCCTACTCATAACCTCAGTCCAAGCCCCGTCACTATTAGTAGCTGGGCTCTTACCCGAGCTGGATATGGTTTGAGGCGCGACCGTAATATGATCTCTCCATTCAGGGTTCGCTTCCTTGAATTCCAATTTACTAGCGTAAGAGAAGGTCTTCTCTATAATCTCGCCAGTATCATCATTTTTAAAACCGTAAATGGGCATTATACAGCTACGAAGTCATCATCCCAATTGAATGCTTCTTTAACAAGCTTAACAGTTAGACCTTTATATACCTTATGAACTCTTTTGTTCCTCGCGTTTATTAATAGGCCCGCTTCGTTAATATGTAGGCCTTCTAACATTTGAATAAACATCATCTCCCTCTTAGTTGTAGTAAGCCTATCATTCCCCCCTTCAAGGAAATTAAACACCTTCTTCATTTCATGTGCTAATGTTGTATGCTCGGTACCCTCTTCAGCCTCATTCTTTTTAAATGGCACATCCCCTTCTGGAAGGGCCCATTTAATCTCAGGGTCGAATGATGATTTAAGAATCATTCTTAATGCTGGGGTATCATATCTTTGCATAATCTCTAGCTTAGCTGCTCTGTTCTTTGCTTCGCCTACTCGTGTCAATACCTCTGACAATAACGGGGTGTAAGTATCTCTTTTCATTTTAAAAGTCTCCTATATCTGGAATTAGTAAATTAAGTTTCTTGGAAATGAAGTAATTCAATAAATCACTTCTCTTGTTAGTAACAGGCTTATTATATTCATCTATAATTCTGTTAGTTATATTCTCGGGAATCCTCTCTAGGTTAATAAGTAGATCATTCCTTTGATAATTTCGTTGCATCTCTTCCGTGCCGTAATCTTTAACATCATCATACAACCAGCCCAATAGCTTCTTCTTGGTAACAGGGCTTTGCCTAATACTATCGGTGAATGAATTATCAGGGCTTAGTATGTTGGGGATTCCATCAGAACTATCACCTTTAATAATATGTTCCCTGAGGTATAATGAAGGATTATCATTCTTAATAAATTTACGCTGTACCGGTCCATACTGGGTAACGAAAGGGTGCTTATGTAATTGTATAAAGTCTTTATCAACTGAAAGTATTAATACCTTCCGGGGGGCATACATTCCTGCTTCTTCTTTAATAATGGTTGCGATAACATCATCAGCTTCCGTATTATCAGCTTCAATTTGTTTATAAGGGAAGTTATCTTTCAACTCCTGCTTAATAGTATTGATAGCTTCATATACAGCTTTCCAATCGTAAGCACTCTTATCCTTCTGCTTCTTTCTAGATGCCTTGTAACCAGGGAAGTATTCCTTTCTCCAATAATCTTTATTGTCATAGCATAGTACTATCTCACCATACTCCCTATAAAACTTCTTTCTATGATATCTGATAGCTTCTAATATCATAGAGCGCACCTCGTCAATATCTATCTCTTTAGATCGGTGATTCAAGTAATACATTATGTTTGATATAAACAACTGGGAACTATCAACTAATATCATTTATACACCTCTTTAATATCATCATAATATACTCCATGTGTTCTCTTGGCTACACCATTCTTATCATAGGCCATTGCAACACATTGCCAAGACACTTTCTTCTCCTCTTCCATGCCAATGAAATCACTTATCCATACACCGTTTCGTAGATATGATTCACACATTCTCTTGTACGCAAGGGTAGATGATAGCTTAGCTACGGCGCCCTTCTCCTTTCGAGCTGCAGCTTTTCTATAGGCCGCGGCCAGTACAGTCTGGTTCTTAATATACTTCTTTACATTAACCATAGAGAATTCATTATCAGCGTCTATAGCTAATACCGAAGGGTCAATGTTTTTATATTGAGCTGGCTTCTTAGCTGCACGAGCTTTAGCCAGGCGTTCTACCGCTGCAGCTCTTTGCTCGGCGGTCATAGGTTTACGTTTTTTTCTAGTCATAATATAATTATATAGTATATCAAGATGTAAATCAACTAATATTTTTCACAGACCCTACACCTAATTTAATAGCTATAATGCCATTATAGTTGTCTTCCCGTAATAAAACCCTTTCCTTGAATTGTATCTCTGCTTCCCGGTAATTAGTCTCACCTCGAGTATCACACAAAAGGATTATCTCCCTCTTGAAATGGTCCTTACCTAATAACTCAATATCGGCTAAGAGTCTATTTGATGATCCATAGTAAGTTTGCCAGTCGGTATCAACGATCTTGTGTCGCTTATTCTTTCTACCTTTGAGGGGCTGAAGCTTGCGCTTCGACTTGAAATACTTCCTTCCGATATAATCATGGCCATTATCCAAATTAGTAATGCGATAAATAAAGCCATAATAATCGCCGACATCGTCAATAGTAAATTCTTTACCATTATAAGTCCACATCATTATCCATATAGTCTACATCATATCCACAGAAGGGGCAATAGCCTATATCTAAGTCTAACTCATCTGACGGTATGGTCATACCTAAGTCGACAACTTCCACTTTAAACTCTTTGTTACAATCACTACAAACTGTCATATTTAAACCAATTACAAAAAACTATTTATAAAGGGCCGTTTGGTTATAAGGTGGCCCATGCCTCAAATCAACCTCCTATCAGGCGGCGATTGCGTAAGTATTTGCGTTAGCGTTTACTTTATTTGTGTTTAAGTGTTGTCTACACTAGCGATTGCTACCTTCTATTACCTAGTCGAACACTATTTCAACCCCATCAGAAGTATACTGCTATTCAGCTCTCTGAATATACTTTTGGTGGAGTTGGGCGGTACTGCCCCGCCGTCCTAAATAACTCCAATAACAACTTTACGCTGTTTATAAATTAGGTGGAAGCACTCGATAGACTTTAGCCTATCCTTATCTTCCATTATATCGCCTGCGTCTTCGCTGACTGAAAGTGGTTCGTAGTTTTAAGTTCTACTAAACTCGTTCGTTATATCCACCAAGTATGGTTTCAGTACGAATATTCATAAAAGATTATTTATTAAAAATCTTATATAGTACTGCAGCGGCTACTAAACCAATTAAGCCTTGAGCGCCAAGTTGTGCAACGATACCAGTGATGGTGCCAATAATGTCACCTCCAATGAATGGAACTGTTCCACCAAAAATTACTTGTAATACGATTGCAAACGCAATCAATGCTACACCTGCTTCAGTGCCAGATTTAATCCAGCTAACTATATCTTTCAACATATTTTTCTCCTTTTAATTTAGAGTCAAGGGATTATTCCCTCATTGTATATATACTAATCAATATCTAGAGATCATAGGCATTCTCGTGACTTAATGGTAAGGTTAAGGATAATAATATTACGCATGAGAATCAAAGATATGAAGGTCTCAGCTACTGTTCCTCGTTACATCTCCATTAGTGTATGGTTCTTTTTATACACTTGCAATCCTTCTGGCTAAGCCTATTAACAAGTATACTCTCGAATAAATCTAGAGA